TATATCTTTTTGTGTATTCTTCTTGGATTAACTATTCTTTCTAATTCTCTTGTTTCAGTATCAAAGATATGAAAACCTTTTGGATCTTTATAATCTGACCACGTCATTTCATATTGAGAACCCAAATAATAAACGTGACCATCATCTGACTTTTTATGAAAATGACCAGAGATAACTTTTTCAAATCGTTTAAATTGTTTTGATTCTAAACCGTGTTCATTATAATGTCCTGTCATCATTTCAAAACCTTTGATTTCTAAATGCCCCATACAAATATCTGCTGTTGAATGGTCAATAGCATAAATCGAGTCATCATAATTATCTTCACATATCCAAGGTAAAAATAACATACGACAACCACCAATTTCAACTTCTTTTGGACCTGTATAAATCCAAGGTTCGTGTTTGCCATCAAACGTTGTAAATAGTTCTGTTACTGAATTGACTTCGTTTGTATTCTTATAATAAGTATCGTGGTTACCTACAATAATATGAGTATCAATTTTCATATCCCATAATCGTCTAAAAAACTTTTCTCTAAACACACTAGCAGTTTTGAAATTAATAAACTTACGTCTATCAGTTACATCACCTAAATGTATAAGTGTTTTGATATTGTTTTCTTCTAAGTATGGAAAAAATTGATTATCATAAAAATCAACCTGATATTCCATAAAAGCAGGACTATCGTTTCTCACACCAAAGTGAGTATCATTCAATAAAGCAATTTTCATTATATAAAATAGTTTAAGTTAGATTTTGATGTTCGTTTCTTTCTCGGTTTCTTTTCTTTAGGTTTTTCTTCGACAACTGTATTCTGTCTTAAAAATTCACTAAATTGATTTCTAAATTCTCTATCTTCACCAGGTTGTAATGTCATATCGTCATAATTAGCATCCATTATCAACTTGTGTTTGATTGTTACTTGTTTCTTTTCTTTTTGTATTCTACGAACAAAGGCATAGAAAATAATTTGAGTAAAATAAGCAAATGGGTTGTTTGATTTTTCTGGATCAAAATTGTTTAAGTATTGTAAACAGTTTTCAATACCATCACTTATCATATCATCTCTAAAGGTGTAATTAATAAAATTAGGTCTATAACTTAAATGATTCGCAATCTTTAAAAAGCATCCACCAATATAATCTGTTACAGGTGGGTTCGGTTGTTTCTCACGCTTTGCCTTTCTACAAAGCTTTTTATATTCCTTCATCGCTTCTAAAAACTCTTTATTATCTACGTAATGTTCAGTTTTCTTTTTAGTTTTCATAATCTCTTTAATATACTATACTTTGTAAAAAAAGTCAATGGTCATTGATAAGTTCAACAACAACTGCTTCTGCTTTTCCATAATCTTCATAATCATTATTATAGTGTTTCCAAATTCTATTTTCAAGTTGTTTGGGAGTTCCCTTAAAAGGGTAAGATAATTCACAATATTTCTTCCAATTATCACTATTATAAGTTACTTTAATAATCCACTCACTTTTTTTCATACAGCATTGACTTTTAGGAAAATTTATGTATAATGGGCGTGTAGCCGTTTGATAAGGATAATACCAGGTACCTAGTGTATTGTCTTTTTAATATCTCTAAAAGTATCAAAAATCTCATTATATTCTTCTTCAGCATCTTCATCAAGTCTTTCTTGTTCATAACGTTCTGGCTCTTGTTTGGGAGCGTCTAACTTTTCATACCCTTTGGCAATTTGATGATAACTTCTACTCATCTCATCTGTGGCGTTTGTTATTGTTAAAATTTTATCTTTAGGAATAGTAACAATTGGATCGTGTGTAAATCCATTCCATTTTATTAAAGCAATATAGTCTTTCAATCCACCCTTAGTAAACTGTGGTACATATTTAATTTGTAAAGGTTTAACCAATCTAATATATGGAGATTTGTTTTGTAACTGTTCTATAGGAAATGCTGTGACAATATCGTCACCGTTGACCAGCTTAACAATCTTAATTTGTTTAACTATTTTTATGTTTATTTCTGTCATTGTTTAACTCCACATTGTGGATTTCATAATTAAAATCTTCCTCATTGTAAATATTTATTCTTTCTCTAAAGTGTGCTAGCGTATAGTTTTCTTTTTCGTTGTATGATATATCGTCAGCAATATCATATAAAGTAGCAGCTGAATTATTATCTTTTAAACGAAGACCCCTACCAATAGATTGAAGATTCCTGATACGACTTTTAGAAGGAGAAGCGAAAACAATGTTGTGTAAATTCCTAATATTAACGCCAGTGGAAAAGACGCCATAACTAGCAATAATGATAGCGTTATCGGACTTCTCCGTAATCGCTCTAATATCTTCTCTAACTTCGGCATCTACACCTCCGTGTACGTAAAACACTTTTTTGTCTTGTGCTTTTTCTTCGATTAAATCTTTAAGAATCTCACCGTGTTTTTCAACATATTGAAATAAACATAAAGAATTGCCTTGTAATGAAAGACATAGATTCCTAATATATTTATTTCTTTTTTCATTGGAAACTAGGTAATCCATTTCTTCTTGGTATGATTTATCTTTTAAAAAATGTCTGGCAGTTTGATCGTGTTGTAATATTAAACACATAATCTTTAAATCAGCAAGTTGTTTCTTTTGTTGTAATTCACTTGTTGATACAACCTTATTGACTGTACCAAATAAACCTTCTAATACTAACTTATGTGTTTTAGTGCCATCTAAAGTACCTGTCAAACCAACTCTATATTTACATTTTGTTAGTTTAGTCATAATCTTAGTTAATGAAACGGCTTTAAATAAATGTGCCTCATCACCTAATATCATACCAAACTGTTCAAACCATTTCTTTGGTTGATTGTAAATAGACTGCCAAGTAGATATAATTACTCTTTTATTTGTATCTTTATCGTGTCCAGAATATATTTTATGTACGTTTCGTGTACTATTGTAACCATAATCAGCAAAATCTTTAAATAACTGTTCTACTAATGATGTGGTTGGTACAATTATGAGTATCTTATTTTGTTTGTTTTCTTTCAGTCTTAGTAAATTAAATATAAGAATTAAGTAAATAATAAGTGATTTACCAGAAGCAGTTGGCGATACTAATAAACATCTATTCTTTTTTATAGAGTGAACAAATGCCTCTTTTTGATAATCTCTTATTTCTATTTTAGGTATTTTAAGTGCCTTAATAAACTTATCTATTTTTTCGTCTGATACATTTACATCTTTTATCTTTGTGCCATCTACAACTTGTACACCGTTTTTATTACACCAATCAACTATATAAGGATATAAACCAGCATAAATTTGACCTGTGGCATAACTGAACAATCTTATTTTTCCATCCCAAACTCTATTACGATATTGTGGCATAAACTTAAAACCTGGTACTTCAAACGTAAAGTATTCACCAAGTTCTCGTCTAATGTCGGCGTCGGCTTCTATCTTCAAATAGACTTCGTCTTTTTTATCTATGATTAAATATCGGGTAGTGGTCATTATATAAAAGGCTTACCTACAACCCAACCAACTAATACTTTTCTTGTACCAGATGTAATAGGGTGTACTTTATGCCATACGTGAGAGGGAAAAACTATAATTGTGCCTTGTTTAAAAGTTTCTGTAAATTTAAAATACTTATGTTTTTGATAACGTGGGTGTGGTATACATATTTCAAATTTACCACCTTTGTAGTTATTGTTTTCAGTTTCATCATCATTTAAACAGATAGTAAAACTTAATTTTCTAATTAAACCATTTTTATATGATTTAGCGTGTGTATCAATATGCCAATCATAATGATCTCTTATATTGTAAACTGTATATTGTAATGGCTCAAACTCTCTTAATAAAAAGTTCCAACCAGTCTTTTCGTTTGCTTCATTTATTACAGGTGTGATTTGTTCTACAAGGGTTTTATCATCTAACCAACTAACGTGTGATTTACGATTAACTTGATTGCCGTCAGAAATTTTAGCCATTTCTAACTTCTTTTTATAACCTTGTTTCATTATATCATCACAAAAAGATGATGAAAATGCTTTTTCTTTAATGTAATAAGCTGAATCCAAAAACATTAAATAGCTCCACTAGTAAACTTTCTCCAATCAATGGCGTCTTTAATTAAAAAACCCCTATTACTTATCTGTCTAATAGTTCTATCTAAAAAGTCAACGGTTGTTTGTAAGTAGTCAACTTTTTGTTTTTGTCTTTGTAGTTCTTCGTCTGAGTCTAAGTATTTGTCTATATCAGTTTTAAGTATTTTTAAATCAAATGGTTTTAAAGCATACACTTCAGCAGGTGCTTTACCTGTGTAGTATTCCCACTTTTCTTTTTTTAATACATTATATTCTGTATCTGCTCTACTTAACATT